TCCACCCGCGACGAACACCACGTCGTGTTGACGATCCTCACCGTGCCCACACCCTGACCGGAAGGCGGTGCCCCGTGAGCAAGCGTCGCCGTCGCACCGTCAAGGCCCAGATCCCCACCGCGCGGCAAGGCGCACGCTCCGCAGTCGACCGTGTCACCGCCATGACCACCCAACCGGCCCCCACCGCCAACGTCGGCACCTCCGTCCCGATGCGACCGGACCCGGCGTGGTCAGTGGTGCCGTTCGCGCCGTCCCTACCCATCCCGCCCTCGGCGATCAACCGGCCACGCCCCGACACCGGACGGCCCGAACCGCGCCTCTATGAGGTCGAGGTCGGCTGGAACCTGCCCGGCTCCAGCCACCGGCAACTGCCGTGGTTCATGCTCCGGCAGGCCGCCGACCGGATCAGCCTGTTCCGGCGCTGCATCCAGATCCGCAAGGAACACATGCAAGGGTTGGACTGGGGGTTTCGGGTCTCGCCGGGCGCCGTGGAGGCCGCTACCCGCACGTCCGGCGGCACGTCCCGCGCGAAGCTGGAACGCGAGCTGCACGCCAACTTGGGTGACGAGATCCAACGCGCCAAGGACTTCTGGCAGGTACCCGACCGCGGCCAGGACTACGAGTTCTCCGAGTGGCTGGGGCTGCTGCTGGAGGAGACGTATGTTCTCGACGCGCTCGCGATCTACCCGCGCCTGACATACGGCGGTGGCCTGGACTCGTTGGAGATCCTGGACGGCACCACCATAAAACCGCTGCGCGATGAGCGCGGCGGGCGCCCCCGGCCGCCGCTGCCGGCGTTCCAACAGAACCTGTACGGCTTCCCGCGCGGCGAATTCCAGGCCACCGTCGACGAGGCCGGGTTGGTGCCGGGCGGACTCGCCGCCGACGACTTGATCTACAAGCGGCGCACGATCCGCAACTGGACTCCCTACGGTTACAGCCCGGTTGAGCAGGCCCTGGACGATGGTGACCTGTATCTCAAGCGGATGCGGTGGATGAAAGCCGAGTACACGCACGGCGCGATGCCGCAGGGTACGTTCGAGGTCGCCGAAGGGTCGTCGCTGAACCCGCAGCAGGTGGCCGAACTGGAACGCTTCTACAACGACCTGCTGGCCGGGAACACCGAAGAACGCATGAAGGCCCGGTTCCTGCCGCCCGGTATTACACCGTCAGAGCGCGGGGACATCGGCGAGAAATATCGGCCGGAGTACGACCTGCACCTGCTCAAGCTCGTGATCTCCCACTTCGACACCGTGTTGCCTGAACTTGGTTTCTCGGAGGCGAAAGGTCTCGGGTCGTCCGGGTATCACGAGGGCCAAGAGGATGTGCAGCAACGCAAGACGCTACCGATCATCAAGGATGTGCAGGGTCTCGTCACCCGCATCTCGCACCGCTACCTCGACATCCCCCGCGAGATCGAGTTCTTCTTCCTCGGCCTGGACGACGAAGACGAGGCCGCCGCGGACGAGTTGGAATCCAACCGGTTCAAGGAAGGGGTGATCACCCTCAACGACCGGCGCGACCGGCTGGGCTTGGAACGCCTGCCGTTCGCCGAGGCGGACATGCCGATGATCGTGCTCACTCGCGGCATCCTGTTCTTGGAGGGCGCGTCGCAGGGCGTACCGCCGGGTGCGGCGATCGAACCCGGCAAGGCGTTGCAGGAGGGCGGCGCGTCACCGCCGATGGATGAGCAGGTCGAGCAGGACGAGGACCCGGACGGCACCGACACGGCACCGGCAGCGAAACCGGGTGAGGATCCCAAGGCGGCCGAGAAGAAGGCCTACGCCCGGTGGGTCCGCAAGGGACGCACCAGGGCGTTCGAATGGCATCACCACACCGACGACGAGGTCGCCGTGCTGACGAAAGCCGGTGGTGCCGACCCAAAAGCCGACGCCCGGAACTGGCCGGGCTGGGCGAAGGACCAAAAAGCGGCGAAGCATTGGGCGAAGGTGTTGCCGGCGGCTATGACTGGCGCCGTCCAGACCCGCGCCTTGGCCGAGCGGTGGCTGGCCAGCCGTAGCGGCGCCACCAGCGTCACGGACGCTCGCGTGTGGCTCGACGGGCAAGGTGTGGACGTCACCGACGCGCTCGCCGCCGTGTTCGACGGCCTGTACGCGGACGGGTACATCATCGGGCACGCCGCCGCCGGCGCGGTTTCGGCCGGCGCCGAAATCGACTGGGGCGGTTGGACACCCGGCGACACCGAAGCCGCCTACGAAGTGTTGGGCGTCGACGGCGGTGTCGGACTCGACCAGTTGCTGTCCGGTGCCGGGGTGACGATCAAATCGATCGGCGCCAACCGGCTCGACGACCTCGCCAACCGGCTGGCCGAGGCCCTGGCCAACGGGGACAGCGTCGACACCCTCGCCAAGTCGCTGACGGACGTCCTGGCCGACCCGCAATGGGCATACTTCGTCGCGCAAACCGAAATCACTCGGGCCGTCTCCGCCGCGACACAGAACGTGTACCGGCGTAACGGGATCGAGTCGAACGAGTGGGCCACGGCAGCCGACCAACGCGTGTGCCCGGTGTGCGACGGGAACGCCGCGGACGGCCCGGTGCGGGTGGGTGTGGCGTTCGACTCGGGTGACACCGCGCCGCCGGCGCATCCGGCGTGCCGGTGCGCGCTGATGCCGGTGATCGTGTCGCCGGACGACCTCTTGTAACTGTGCCCGGACCACGGGCTGACACCGAAGGACGGTGACACCCGTGACGGTCAAACACGTCTACGCCGCCGAAATCGCCAAGTCCTACCGCGACGAGAACGGTGACCTCGTCGTCGACGGCATTGCCACCAGCGCGGACCTCGACCTGGACAAGCAGGTCTGCGACCCGACCTGGCTGAAATCGGCGATGCCCGAATGGTTCCACTGGGGCAACATCCGCGAACAACACGGCCCCAACGCCGCCGGCACCGGCACCGAACTCACCGAAGGCGACGAGGGCCGCTGGCATCTCAAATCGACCATCGTGGACCCGGTCGCACAGGCCAAGGTCGAGAAGAAGGTGTACCGCGGCTACTCCATCGGCATCAAGGACCCGCGCGTCGTGAAAGACGCGGCGGCGCCAGGCGGCCGGATCGTCGGGGGCACGATCGTCGAGGTGTCGCTGGTGGACCGGCCGTGCAACCCGGTCGCCACGCTCGCGCTCGCGAAGGCCGCGAAGCCGGGCATGTCGCTGAAGATCGCGGACCTGGATCAGGAGCGCATGCTGGTGAAGGTGTGCGAGATCGTCGAGCACCCAGAGAACGCCGACAAACCCGGCCAGGTCGAGAAGAACGCGGCGCCGTGCGACGGGACGTGTTGCGGGAACTGCGGCAACGCAACCAAGGCCGCACGTTACCCCGGTTCGGTCGACGCGATCGCCGCGCTGGTGAAGGGCCTCAAACCCCGCGCCCGTGACCGTGGCCTGGCGGTAGCGCACATCGTCGCCGAGGCGCAACGCCTCAAGCAGGCTGACCTGCTACCGGCGGATCTGGTCAAGACCGCGCAGCACGACCCGGCGATGATCGCCGCCGTCCGCGACGGCCTAGTGGCGTGCATCAACGCCGAACTGGCCGAGCTGTGCGCCGGCCAACCGGAGCTGTGTGACATCGAGCAGTTGTTCTCGTCTCTGTGGACCCTCATGTCCTGGTGGGAAGACGAGGCGTGGCAAGGAGAAACCGCATCACCCTACTCGGGTGATTTGGGCAACGAGGTGGCCCTGTGGTTGGCCGCCCAAGCTGAAACGGAGAAGGCGATGGGCGACATCACCGTGGACACCACCCAGACCGACACGACCACGAAGGCGGCCGAGTCGGACACCGGCAAAGACACCACCACCACGACTTCCGGCACCGTCGCGGTGCCGGCGGCACTCACCGAACTGGTGAAGGCGGCAGCAGCCGCAGCTGTGGCAGAGGCGACTGCGGCTTCCGACGAGCGCGTCAAGGCGCTGGAAGCCGAACTCGCGAAGGTCAAGGCGACACCCGTTCCGGGAGGCCCTGTCATCGCCCGCGCGGGCGACGGCAACCAGGCAGCCACGCGCGCCGAGAAGGCAGCGCACTACTGGCACCTGGCCAGCACGGTCACCGATCGTGACCTGCGGACCTTCTACGGCGAAAAGGCGAAAGCCTTGGAGCAGAACGGAAGTGAAGTATGAGCGGCACTGTCGCTGAGATGTTCTCCGACGCCACCACAGCGGGTGAGCGCGGGGAACGATTCGAGCGGTACAAGACTGGCCTGACGAAGGCCATCGCCCGGCACGACGCCGGCCACGACCGGTTCGTGCCCAAGGCGCAGACCGGCTGCATCATCAAGGGCGGCCCCGGTTCGATCGATTCGCTGGCCGAGCGGGTCGCCACCATCACCAAGTCGCTGTCCGCCGAGGACGCCGCATCGTTGACGACGGAACTCAACGCGGTGAAGGCCGCGATGGGCGACCTGCAGAAGGACTGGACGTTCGCCGGCCCGTCGTCGGTGCAGTTGGTGCCCTACGACCTGGAAGAACCAGCGAAGGTGCTGGTGCCCCGGTTCACGCCGTTCCGTAACGACGTGACCCGCGAGAAGGGCCAGGGCACTGGCCGGCAGTTCCGCCGGATCTTGGGGTTCACGAACGCGGGTGTCGGCGGTGTGCCGGACCTGTCGCCGTTCATGAACTCGGAGACGGTGCAGACCTCGTTCGGCAGCCTGAACCTGCGGCGCGGCCAGAAGATCTCCTACTCGGCCGATTCGCAGACGGTGCCGTACGAGGAGATGGGCTTCTCCGACCAGGTCAACACCAAGGCGTACTTCTCCAGCCTCGGGTTCCAGGACGTCCGGCAGCTCTCGCAGACCGCGCTGCTGTGGGCTCACCTGCTCGGCGAAGAGAAGGCCATGTACTACGCGCGCGGCACCGCGTCGCCGTACGCGGGCGCCATCTCCGCCCCGGTGATCGGGATCGTCGGATCGACCACGGGCGGCACGATCGCGACCGGCCAGACCCTGTCGGTGAAGGTCACCGCGAAGGGCGGGTTCGGCGAGAGCGTCGTGTCCAACGCACCCACCTACACCACCACCACGAACGCCTCGTCCATCGCGGTCACCGTCTCCACCGAGCCGGCCGGTTCGATGGGTGTCTACAACCTGTACGTCGGCACCGCCGGCAACGAGACGTTCCAGACCTCGTTCACCGGTAACACGTTCACCCTGACCACGTTCGCAGGTGGCGGCGCGGCGTTCCCCGCGTCCGACTCGTCGGCGGACGCCAACGGGTTCGACGGGTTCCTCACCTCCGTGCTGAACCCGGCCAACGGCGCCAGCTTCACCCGCGTCAACGGGACCCTGAACTCCACGCCGGGCAAGGACTTCCAGACCCTGTTCATCAACATGTGGAACCTGGTGTTCGCCGACCCCGAGGAAGCCTGGACCACCGCCGCCGTCCGCAACGCGCTCGGCAACCAGCTCATCGCGTCCGGCAGCAGCAACTACCGCATCGACCTGGCTGAGACCGGCGGCAAGGTGCTCGGCCAGATGGTGTCCGGCATCCTCAACCACGCCTCCCCCGGCGGCCGGATGGTGGACCTGCGGGTACACCCCTACGCCCCGGCCGGCACGGTGTTCGTCCGGTCGAAGACGCTGCCGATCCCCGACTCCGAGGTCAGCGAGACCTCGAAGATGGTGATGGTGCAGGACTACATGTCCGTGGACTGGCCGCAGATCCAGTTCACCTACGACCAGTCGACCTACACCTACGGGACGATGGTTCACCAAGCCCCGAAGTGGAACGGCGCGCTGGTCGGCATCCAGACGCCGTAACCCTGGTCTGCCGGGGCGTCACGCGCCCGACGCCCCGGCACCGACCCACCGCGAACCTGCTTCGGAGGCAGCAATGGCGAACGTTCACAAGTCGGCGGCCCAGTTGGGCGCCGGGTTCCAGGTGTCCTACCGCACCGGGCAGGTGCATGTCCGGTCCTACGGGGACACGCTCACCAACGCTGGCCAGCTCGCCATGGTCGCGGCGGTGCAGACCTACTACGGCGGCATCGGCGGGGCGACGGTCGGGCCGCCGACCGCGTCCAACGGGGGCGCGGCAGCACAGCAGTCGGCGCTGCTGGTGTCGCCGGCCACTGTGGACGTTCTGGTCAAGCCGGGCGACGAGGCGACCGTGGCCGCGTCGCTGGCGGCTGTGTTGACTGGTGGGAATTGCACGCACAGCGTGGCGGCCGGGAACCTGTTCGGTGCGGTGAACTGATGCCCGAACTGGTGCGGGTGTGCGCCCCGGACGGCGCGGTCCGCGAGGTCGACGGCCTCACCGGGCGCCGCTACAAATCCGCCGACGGCGTCTACCAGATGGCACCAGCCGATGCGCGGAAGCTGGTGGCTACCGGCGGGTTCATGCCGAACCTCGGCGGCACCCCGGCACGCACGGCCGGCTACCGGTGCCACGTGTGTGGGTTCGGGTCGTTCTTCCGTCGCTGCGGCCGGTGCGGCGGTGACTGCGAGAGGGAGACCAATGCCCAGGGGTGTGTACGAACGCAAGCCGCGTCAACAGAAGGAGCCCACTGTGAGTGAACCCGCCGCCGACGCCCAGATCGACCCGGCCAGCCAGGCCGACGACACCACCACGGCGACCGAGACCGACGCGACGCCGGACCCGGAACCCGTCGAGGGCGAGATCTGCGGCGAGTGCTGGCCAGCCGGCTGGCCCGGCGACGGTGACGCCGCGCACTGCTCGCACGGCGAATGGGCCCGGTGGCCAGCGTGACCGTCACCGTCAGCCTCGACGCCGGCGAGATGACGGTGTCCGGCGGCGTGGACTTCGCTGTCGACTGGGGAGACAACGGCGACACCCCTGGGTTGATCGTTTTCGACAAGGACGAGAGCGACAACACCGCCAAGCCGGTTGCGTACTTCGCGCCGGGCTGCTGGAAAGCCGTCGTCAAGACGTAGGGGGTCGGCATGGCGTGGGGCCGCTCCACCCACCGCAAGGGCGGCCACCGCAAGGGGCACAAGGCATCCGCCGCCACCCGCGCCAAACTGTCCCGTCGGCTCAAAGGCCACAAGCACCCGCACAAGGGCAGCCACGCGAAACGTAAGGGCGTTCACGGTAAGCGCCGGAAATCCCTGAAGAAGCGGCATCTGTCCGCCGCCGCGCGAGCGAAACGACACGGTCGCAAGCACCCGCACCGTGGTTCGCACACCAAACGCCACAACACCCGGCCACACAAGCCACGACGCGCGCCGAAGCGGCACATCTCCGCGAAAGCCGCCGCGGCACGCCGCGGGAAGAAACACCCGCACGCCGGGAATGGCCACGGTCGTGCCCGAGTGCGCAAGGTCCGGCGCCATACGACCGCGAAGCGACACGCCACCACCAAACGGACTGTGCACCGCAAGCCACGGCATACCAGCACTCGCCGTGCCGGACACGGCACGCGGCACCGAGGCCACTTCCGGTTCCGCAGCCACTTCAGCGGGCACCGCCACCACGCGTTCGTCAGCCGCATGCGCCGCAAGCACGGCCTGTTCCGCAATCACATCGCCCGACACCGCAGGAGGTGACCGTGCTCGCCGTCCCCTACGTCACCGTGCCGGCGTTCCGTGCTCACCCCACGTTCATGGACACCCTCAACCTGCGCAGCGGCGACTACAACCCGGCCGACCAGGACGACGAACTCAACGAGATGCTCCTGAAGGCGTCCGTGATGGCGGACAACTT